GGCCTTCAATCTCGCCGTCGCCTACGTCCTCGCTCGTAACCTGTAGGCTAGTGCCTGCTACGCCTGACGTGTAAGCAGACTTGTTGCCAGAAAAGTCTACGGCCCGCAGGAAAAAGTATTTAGTAACCGCGGCGGCTTGCCCTGTCGGGTAGACGTATTCCTCGCCAGTAATGACGGCCTCGGGTGTAGCGCCGCTTGCTGGCGTCGAATTGCTGGCTACAACGTGAACCTCAATCTGCTTCAGGTCGATGTCGTCAGGGTTGTTCCAAGTCGCGGTGATCGTTCTAATGCCGCCTGTAGTCGCCAATGACGTCGGCACGGCTGGTGCCGTATCGTCGCCGTCTAGCTGTTGGTCAAGTAGCGAGGTGCCTGTGCTACTAACGCCAATAAGGTTTTCTGCTTGTACGCGAAAATCATAATTAGACGTTACATCAAGGCCGCTGATGTATATGCGTGGCTCACGAGTAGAGGCATAAAAGTAATTAGTCGTGCCTGTCTTGTTGTAGCGAATCTTGTATAGCTCAACAAAGGCATTTGTATTTTCATCCCAAGAAAGCTCTACAGCACTCGACACGCCACCGTCAGGGCCACGTAAACCTATCTCAGTCAGCGTTAGGTTGGTGACGTTATCGACTGTGCGACCGTCGTATAGGTCTAACTCTCCACCGCTTAAAAAGTCCTCTTCGTCTGAGGTTGTCCAGTCGTATAGTGCGGCGGCTGTTTCGATACAAGTCAGACTCACTCCTAACTGACCGCCTTCTCCTAACACTAAAGAATAGTCGATAACCTCAAATACTTTTTGATCGTAGTTCAGACGGTCATTGGTGACCTGTATTGTGTCGCCTACCTTAACTTGCAAGCCTTTAAGATTTACCGACATAGAAATAACGACTTGCTGTCGTGACTTCAGTAACGCTATTTTCGCTAGTCGCTGTGCCTGTAAATTGTTAGTGACCAAGGGCAACGGCATATCAAGATATAACGGATCGCCGTCTTCTGTCGCATAGGTCGAGCTAATCTGTGGCGGGTAGTCCAGCACCTTGTAGTCTTTTTCTTCAGATACAAAGATGCCTTTAACGCCGTTGTAACCACCCCTGCGCGACTGCCTTGTCTGTGTCTGAACGTCGCTGATGATGTCGGCTTCAGTAAAGGTGTGCGTCGGCGTTTTGTATTCTGCGCCATCTACGAAATACTTGCCGCCCGAGTACGTTAGCTTGCCGCCCATAGAGGCTAGCAGTTGCTCGATATTGGCTTTTATTTGGTTGCCAGTGTCAATGACGCCATTACATTGATAACGGTCTTGTGTGCCGCCTGCCGCGATAGAGACTTGCTCATCGCACAAGTCAGCCGCCGCGTTCAAAGCTGTGCTGTCTATATTTGAGCTTGACTCCCCTAGCCCGTAGCTCGAATCGAGCATGTAATCACGTAGACAAAGTGCAGGGTTTTGACTGTAAGCCATTACCTGTGATCGCGGGTCATAAACCTTTTTGCCGCGTATGACCGCACTAATGTTTGGCACCCCTTGGGGGAATTGGTCAGCATCCCATTCAAGTCTAAAGGCAATGTATGCCAGTCCTGACAGTTTGTGGTCTGACGTCCAAAGAACGTTGGCGCTAGTTAAGTTGCTCGATGCCGCCTGTGTTGCTGTGCCAAATTTTCGGTCAATAGTGACATACGTACCCCAGTCACCCTGAAAGCCGCCTGTCAGTGTCCACACCTTCTTATCGTTAAACCAAATTTCGTCGTAGGCTTGAATTTCATGGCTGGCAAAAACAATCGCCATGTGTAGATATTTATTGTCATCACCAGTGTTTGATATAAAGACGACCTGCCCGCCGACGCGCATTTTGCCGTAGATTAGCTTGCGACTGCCCGCTGGTTCACGCGTCGTTTGAGTAATGCCCCGCATTTGTGCGCCGATGTTTGGCTTTGGTGCAAGCGCACGGGATACCATTGAAAGGCCAGCGCCAAGTGCAAAGTACCCAAGACCAACAACGAAACTACTGACAAGCCCGCCTAATGCGGCCCCGCCTAATGTCGCTAATCCTGCAACTGCCGCAATAGCCATTTTTTTACCTCAGAACTAACGAATAGACGCGCTCAATTTCCTCGAAGTTCAATCGCTCAAGGATTGCGTCGAATGGCTGATGCGCTTTCGTGTTGACGTGTAGCTTGGTGATGCCTTCTGCGGCAAGCGAGTCGATAGCAAACTTGATTAGCTTGACGCCTGTTAAGCCTTTGCGAGCCGCCTTCGTCAAAAAGATAATGTCGTTGTTTGCGAAAAGGTGGTCACGGTAGTGCAGTGACTTGCTGACGATCACAACAAAGTAACCCATCAGCTTGTCATCTTTGCGGGCTGTGTAAACGCGCAGAGCATTGACGTTATCAAGTCGTGCGTAGCCTTCCCAATCAGGATTTAGTTTAATAACTTCTTTGTTTAGGGCTATCTCTTTCCAATGCTCTTCAAGCAATGGTTCGATTTCGCGTCTGACCTTAGCTAAGTTTTCTAGTGCAAATTGCATCGCTTAGTCTCCTATGGAAGTTGTGGCGGGTTAGCTTGGTCATCACCGCGACGTGAGCCACCATCTCCGCCGCCACTACCTACATGACCGCGACCCCAGACAATCTCTTTCTCTGCCATCTCTGCGACAAACTCCAAGCCTTTATCGGTTGGATAATCGATTTTCTGGTCTTCGGCTGTGTAACGTCTAACACGGGTGCGCTCAAACTCAATCAACCGATTCTCCACTGCGATCTGTATGGTGGCAGTCTCTGAAGAATCGTTGATGACCATTGTGTCCATGAATCCGCTAAACACGGTCACGGGACTGCTTATAACCCCGTTGCTAGAATCCATAGCCCCTAGCTTTACCGTTAGCTCGCGGCCTTGGTAGTCTTCGTCACGCGCTTTCGCAAGTAGTGGGTCAGTAATGCCTGACAAGGTTACTGTAATGCCGTTGGCTTGTAGCTCTGATGACTCTGCAATTTCGCCGATAGCGAGTAAAGTACCTGCACCGACGTAATCGGTACTGCTAACAGTTAGCGTCCCGATGCCGTTCCACAAGTTCAGAGCGCCCGAGTCGAATGCACATTCCACCAGAATGATAGGGCGCACTAGGTCGGCGGTAACTGCCGTTTGCATGCTCGATGTTAATGACCTGCTCATATAGCCTCAACACAAGCAAAAGTGAAACCGTACAGACTAGCCTGATTGATACTCCATGCGATTTCATTAGAGGCAAGCCGCCATGTTCCTTTTGGTAGGGTAAAGTCGAGCGGGCTACTTGATGCCGCAACCCGAAGCGGTGGCATGATATCAATAGACGATGAACTATTTACTTCGGTGATAATGTAAAGCGCACTGCCTATTTCAAAGTAATCACCAGCAACAGCGCCAGTAAACGAGCCTGTGAGCGTAGTCGCGTTGATAGCGCCCGTGCCTGTCCCTGTGGCGGTTGTATTGTGCAAGGGGTTGCCAAGGGTAAAGGTGTTAGCTTGGCCCCTTAGACCCGCAAAGAACGCCTCTAACTGCTTGGCATCTGCGCGCTTCATAGGTGGCAATGTCACTTCTGCTTCCCATCTCACACCTTGATGCTGATAAACCTGCTGGTCATAGGTAAAAGGCGATTGACTGATTGCCGTTGCAGAGCGCAACCGCATAGTCATTGATTGTATGCCTACATTTGGAAACGCCGCCATTATGCACCCACCATTGCCTTGCTGAAGCCACCGCCTCGCATTCTAGCATCAGCGACTGCTGACTTGGCCGCATTGCTAATCTGTGGCAGTAAGTTAGCAATCTCAGCACGTACGGTTTGCTGTACGCCTGTGGTGATGTTTATGTGCTGTACTACGGTTACACCGCCGCCGCCGAGTGCGTTGTTTGGAATTATGGAGCCGTTACCTGCTGGCACCATAAGCTCAGGGCCGCGCTCACCTACTAGATAAGGTCTATTTCCTGTGACTGGGCCTCCTAACGCCCTTGGTGCTGGCGGGCCAAAACCGTCGCCGCCCATACGTGATGCATCTTGGCTTGGGTCAATCATTTTGACAATTGCGCCGAATGCCGCATCGACGATGTACTTCTGAATAAGCATTTGAATGAGGCTGTCGATGACTGACTTGGCCATAGACTTAATAGCATCGCTGAACTTGTGTGCGCCTGTAATTGCGGCAGTAAATGACTTACCTAGCCCGTCAATACCCTGACTAGCCAGCTTGACCAATCCAGTTTGTAAATCGTCGCCTTGCTTGCGTGCTTGCTCTAGGTTTTGCATAAAGGCTTGAAATGAAGAAGGCAATTGATTAGACATTTCATCGCCCATATCTGAGAGGTCTTGTGTATAACCTCTTGCCGCTTCCCTTAGAATTTCAAAAATCGGTATGGCATCTTCTGCAAACGTAAAGCGACCGAAACGATCCATTACGCGACCTGCCGCTTCTGCCGCTGATTTTTGCGCCTCTAAGTCAGCAATGATTTCTTGTATTCTGGCAATCTGTACATCGTAGGCACCACCACCCAAATCTTCGTTGAGTTTCTGCAAGTCTTTAAGTTGTTTTTGTTGTATCGCTAATTGCTCGTTAAAAAACTGTACGCTCTGCTGGCTTTCACTTCCAAACAGATCGTCGATGCCCTGTTTAAAATTATTGACAAAATTAGCAACGCTGACAAAACCATTGAGCAAGTCTTGAAGCGCTCGCAGTGCTGTCTCTGCACCATCTAAAAATTGACCTGCCAAAACTATTGCAAAGTTTTCAACAGAATCGTTTGCACTTTTAATGCCGTTTTTCACTTCGTTAGTAACCAAGTCAGCAAAAGCTGAAAGCGCAGGTGCAAGGGCGGCTACTGTTTGCTTGACGATTCCACCGAATAAAGACTGCATCCTAAACAGTGCGTCGTTTGCGTCTTCTACGCCTTTAGCCGCACTCGATGACATAACGACGCCAAGAGCGCGAGCTTCCCCCAGTAATTCAGTTAAACCAGTACGACCGAGCGCCAATGTGTTTACTAAGGCCGCACCCTCCGAATCGAATAGCTTAAATGCTATTTTAAGTGGGTTTACGCCTTTGTTTTTAGCTTCTTCAAACGCATCAGCGAGAGTAAGCATCTGCTCATCTAACGGAAGTTGCGATAGCTTTCTGGCGTCAACACCAAGTTCACGCAATGCACCCTTGGCCTCGCCTGTGCCAACTGCGGCCTCAGCCGTTCGACGGGTGAAGCGCTGAAGCGCCATATTCATCGTGTTGACTTCAACGCCCGTTAGTTGCCCCGCATATTGCAGGGCGCTTAAGGCTTCCGTCGTTGTCCCTATTTTGCCTGCTGTTTTGGCTAAAGAATCTGTCGCGGCAAGACTATTTTTGACAAGCAAGCCCAGACCGCCGACACCGACAGCACCGAGTATTGCCGTTTTGAGATTAAAGAAAGAACGAGCAATCCCTTTTAGTATCCCGCTAAAGCTCCGCAATACCTTGCTGAACTTATCGTAAGCGGTTATGTAAATCGGCAATTCTTTTCGGTTAGCCATCTTTGGACTCGCTCATGATTTTGAAGTAAGCGAGCCACTCATGAAACTCAGTAACCGAAATCTGCTCGACTTCTTCTATAGTCTTGTGTAACCGATCAGCCAAGGCAATTAAGTTCATCCTAGACTGATCGGCTGTTAGTTTTTTTCGACATCCTCAAACGGGTCGATAGTGCCAAACATTTCATTAGCAATGTGTGACACAACTGTCGTCTCTTCCCCCATCAAATCCAGTTTGTCCTCAGCAGAAGTAAACAGCTTATCGCCATCTTTACTCTCTGCCTTCATGACAATCAGGTCAACCATTGCGGCAATGCTAGGGTTCTGCATTACCTGTGGATGACGCTTTTGCAATTCGTTGAGGTCGTAGCAAGTCAGTGGGCGGCAATACAGGCTAAATGGGCCGCTATCATCAGCCCACTCTGCTACGCTAATTTTACGGCGAGACTGCTTACGTCGCGCACGTAACTCTTTAGCGAGTCCCATTAGTTAGACGCTTCTGTGATTGCACCTGATACCTGCACAGAGAATGACGCTTCTACCAGCCCGTCATACGATGCAGAGATAGTCTTTGCAGTCACAATGCCAGCGCCTGCGTAATACTTCTCGCCAGCGCCTGTGCCAGTTGGGTGAATTTCCCAGTCGATAGCGGCACCCGAGTCGAGTACAAGTTGCTGTGCGTCTGCGTCATCCCACAATGCGTCAATAGTAAGAGTCGCGTCCTTAAGGCTGGACAGGTATGACTTAACTGAGTCACCCATTACAGTGTCCTCAATAGTGTCAGCCGTCTCATCAATAGAGTACGAGCGAACCTCGCCAACTACTGTTTCTGAACCACCACTAGCGGCAACCTTTACTGAACCGCTTGAGCCTTTATGTGTAGCCATGAATTTTCTCCTTTACGCGTCGCCGCGTGTGTATGAATAAAGAATCTGAACGGTAACGATAACGCCGCCAATGGGGTCTATTGTACCATCATCCACCTCAACGCTAATAACCTGCGTATCTATGGCGTAACCGCCTCGCGTTCTATCATCGTCAAGTTTTTCGTCGATAGCCTCGATCAATTGATTTCGAGCTGTATCGATGTTCTTGTGTTTTACAAAGCAAACAAGCTCATAGTCGATCGTGGCTTGTCTACTAGACATACTGCCGCCGATACTCGCATCTTCTCGTGTCTCGTTTGCTGTGCGTACTAATATGGCTGGAAACTGTGCGTTAGATAGCTTGTCAAAGTCAAACGGCTCACGCGTAACCTTTTTCACGTTAGGTGTCGATATAGCTTTTAGCGCCGTGACTAAGTTAGCCGCCACATTTTCTCTTACGCTCATAACCTAAGCCCCTCAAAATACGCCTGCCTAACAGCGCGCTCATCACCACGATTCAAGCCAAAAAACGGACGAATCTTACTGTTCATTGCGGCTTTTTCTGCTTCACGCCTACTGTCAAAGTATATTATTCCGTCTTGGCCTCTAGTACTAAACTGCATTGACTTGCGCATACGTCCCGAAAAAATAAGCGTAGATTTTTTACCCATTTGGTTTCTGCGTTTGAATCTATAGGCTTGATAGCCTTCGCTTAGCGGGCGAAAAGGTTGCTCGTTTATGTCTAAGCTCATGCTTGTGCGCTTCTGTATTCTATTCAAACCAGTAGCCGCCGCCTTGAGCATCGCTTTTTTGTGATTGCGAGTTATCAGCTTTTTGAATGATTTAGCGATACTTTTCAGTTCGCCTTCATTTATGCGTACTTTTATCATCGGTCGAGGCGGTTAAGCGCAACAGGCTCTTTTTCTTTGTCGGTAACAGTGCCATCGTTGTCAGCGTCGTACTCAACACCATCTTGGAATACTGCGTCTAGCTCCTCGCCATAGCGCGCCTTGTAGAAGTCGATCATCTGCAAGAAGCGGTCGTCATCGACCCAGTTGGTAAGCTGTGGCAATGCGTACTTCCACAATACAAGATAAGCCGCGCTTCGTGTCCACTGCGACTCCGTCAGATAGCTTACGACCATCTCTCCCTGTATGCCCTTGCGGTGCCACCAGCGATTGCGAATCTCACGCTCAATGTCTGCCTGTGCCTTTGCATGTTCAGCCGTAAATGCTGGAATGCCGAGGTCAAAAATGTCAGGGACAATCGCTTCTAAATCGTCGTCAGTGCTAAATGCCATGTCGTCACCATTTTACCCTAGCAGACCAATAGACCGCGTCTAACGGTGTTGCGTTGCGTAGATTCCTTTCGTGTCTTGCGTACCAAGCCGCTCGCATTGCTTTGTCGCGGGCCGACTCCCCGTCTTTAGGTGGGTAAGTCTTCGCGCCTTTAGCGCCGAACCTAACTAGCTTGATAACGCCTTTGTAGCGAGCCAATACCGCATGCGACTTATTGGGATGTCGTGGCGTTCGCTTTGCCACGTTGTAGTCCTCAAACCTTTCGCCTCGATAAGTGACTGCCATATAAACCTCAGAGTAAAGCGGCCCCGAAGGGCCGCGTACATCTTAGAGAGTAGCGTCAAAGAACATCTCAACACCGTAGCTGTCATCAAGCTCGCCAACACCGTAAACGGCAGTAGCGTTAAGCTCGAATGCACGGTTAGATGCGTCACGCTCTGTCTCAAGGTTGAAGTCACGCTTCATAGCAATGCACATTGACTCAGGTGCAAATACTGCGCCCTTCGCGTCGCCGTTGCCGTCAACAGTGATGTTTGCTGACTGGTAAACGTCGATTCCCGCGATAGAACCTACGAAGCCGTTACGCATTGCTTCGTTTTGTAGGTCGCCACCGTTGGGGTTCGCAAAGGTGTTAGTCAGGTTAGCTGACAACTGATACGCGTGATAAGGGTGAACAACAGCCGCAAGTGAGCCACGTACCTTAGCATTGCGAAGAGTTGCCGCCGCCTTGAACAGGTCTGCAACAGTAATTTCCTGAGCCGCCGCGCCAAGAGAGGCAGAGAATCCATCGAACAAAGCGATGATGTCTGTGTCAATCTTAGTAGCAATTGCGTTACCCAGTACAGTGCCAAGCTCCTGTGCAGGGTTGCCTGCGCCCATTGCCGCCATGTCAGTAAGCAATACCTGCGCACCAACTTCTCCAACAGATACAGTAACGCCAGACGTGCTGACAGTAGTAGAAGACATATCAGTGCCTTCAGTCAGGTCAGCCGCCGCAATCGCTGGATACTTTGGTACTTGGATAGTAGTACCAGCAACATTGCCGATGTCATAACGAGTAACAAGGCCCAATAAAAGGCTTTGCTCAACGGCCTCAAAACGCGCGGCCATAATGATGTTTGCAAACAGGTCGTCTAAAGTTGAACTAGTAGTCGCCGCCATGATTAAAATCTCCTAAGTTAGCGGTTTATTTCCTTGCTAACCGCATAGCACGGTATGCCTCTTTGCCACCGTTATCCCAGTTAGCTTCCATTTCTACCGCCGACATAGGTTTCGACGTGGAACCACCTACCGCTGTCTGCGAGCCAGCGCCACCAGATGACGCCTTAACGAAGTGCGGGTTTGTTGACAAGAAATCACCGACAAGCTCATCAACGCTTAACGGGTCGCCGCTGTCGTTGTATCGTGGTGTCCCGTTCGCATCTACAACTTCTGCTGTGCCGTCTTCAGACAGCCGAACCGAACCACGTAGCAACTGACCGACTTGCTCTGCCGATACTGCGTTGTTCCTACTCGCCGCCGTGAGCAAAGCTCCATCGACTAACTGGCTTTCGAGACGTTGCTTGTACGTCCTAATTTCTAAGTCTTTCTTTTCGACGGTCTGCTTCAGAATCGACTCAAACTCTCCGCGCTCTTTCTGCTTCTCAATTTCAGCTTCCTGCTGACGCTGTAGAAGTGACTTAGCTTCGTCGAGGTCGATACCGTCTAGCTTTTTCTCGTACTGTCGCTTGGTGCGAGCAACACGGTCAGCCACTATTCGGTCTAACTCTTCTTGTGTGAACGTCTTTAAGTCCTGAACTTCTGGTGTTTCCACTGCGGCTTCAGTTACCGCGTCTGCCATGATTTCATCGCTCATGTTACGAATCCTCTTTCGAGTAGGGTTAATTGTATCAAATTAGCGTGACTTGCGCTTTTTCTTGCGCTTGTCTTTCTTGTGGTACGGCATAGCTATCTCCTATTCAGGTACAGGCACCCACCAGTGCCGACAGTTGTAACCACCTCTTACACGGAACGGGTCGCCAGAGCGTTTGCCTGCCCAGCTATCGTCCCATATCTCATAAATCTCGTCAGTCGTGTACTCGTTACCGACATGCCGCTGACAGAAAGGACGCGTTGTCTCAATCGTATCACCTTCATAGCGAAACTTGGTAATCCCTGCTTCTGCCGCCGCCGCTTGCTGTACCGACGAACTAAACTCAAACAGCGCATCATGTAGCATAGTCTTAGAGTAGCGTTGCAGGTCAGCATCTAGCAGGTTGTTAAGCTCTGACAGGCTTGCAGAGAATGGCGTACCCGATAGCGTGTTGTTGTACACCTGCTGATAGAGCGCCTCTGCAAAGTCGTCAGCCAATGCCTCGTGACCCGTGAAGCTGAACTGTTGAAGCTGTCCGATGACTGACTGCGGTACACGGAAGTCGGCAAACTGTTCCATGAACTCTCGCGTCAGTGCTACAGCATCAGGGTACTCGCGGATAATGTCATCAATCACCGTTAAGTATTCTTCGCGTACAAGGCCGTCTATTTGCGCTCTAAGGGCGAGTGCGGCATCTAGGTCGAACAGTTGCCCATCACGTAAGGGAAGGCCAGCAAGCGCGTCTGTAAGCCTTAAGCGCAGTGACTCCATGGCA